CTTCAAGACTATTTAAATAATGGATGGCTTGTAGGTGGTAAAAAAAGAAATATTATATGAGTTCAACAAAACATGTTATTGGACAAGAGCTAAAAGAAAAGCTACTTTCCGGAGTTACAAAATTAAATGATGTAGTATCTTCTACACTAGGTCCAGGCGGTCGTACTGTTTTAATTCGAGAACAAAATGGAGAAGTTAAAGTTACTAAGGACGGAGTAACATGCGCAAAAGCATTTCACAAGCTTGAAGACGATATTGAAGATCTTGGTGCACAACTTGTTAAGCAAGTTAGTATTAAATCTGCAAATGAAGCAGGTGATGGTACAACAACGTCTACACTTCTTGCTACTGAAATGATCAAGCAAGGTCTTAAAGAAATTCGTCAAGGCGTTAATGCTGTTGAGATCAAGAATGAGATTGATAACATTATTAATGAAGTAGTAAAAGAGATTAAAGAATTAGCAACAGAAATCTCTTCAGAAGAGCAAATCAAACAAGTTGCAACTATCTCAGGTAATAACGATCCTGAAGTTGGTAACTTGATTAGTGAAGCACTTGATAAAGTAGGTCGTGAAGGTGTAGTTACTATTGAAGAATCTAAGACTGGTGAAACTACACTAGAGATTGTTGAAGGTATGCAATTTGATCGTGGTTATAAATCACCTTACTTTGTAACTAACAATGTAACAATGCAATCTGTGCTTGATAATCCATATATTCTTTTATATGATGGACGTATCTCAACTGCGCAAGAATTGTTGCAAGTATTGACTAAAGCAAATTCAGAGAATAGACCTTTGTTGATTATCGCTGAAGATATTGGTGATGAAGCTCTTGCTACATTGATTGTAAATAAAATGCGCGGTATCGTACAAGTTTGCGCAGTTAAAGCACCAGACTTTGGTGAGCGTAAGACATTGATCTTAGAAGATATTGCTATCTTGACAGGTGGACAAGTTATTTCTAAAGATAAAGGTTTAAAGCTTGATAAATTGTCTACACAACAACTTGCTCAATATCTTGGTACAACAAGACTTATTACCGTATCTAAAGAAGAAACTACTATCATTGATGGTAAAGGTGATGAAAAAGCAATTGAAGTTAGAGCAGAAGAAATAAAAGAGCAGATTGAAAAAGCTACGTCATTCTATGAGAAAGAAAAGTTGCAGGAAAGACTTGGTAAGTTGATTGGTGGTGTTGCAATTATTTCTGTAGGTGGTAATAGTGATATTGAAATTAGAGAAAAGAAAGATCGTGTAGAAGATGCACTTTATGCAACTAAAGCAGCTCTTGCCGATGGTATCGTACCAGGTGGCGGTGCAACACTTTATAGAGTAGCACTTAATCATAGAGCAGAAACTAATAGTAATGTAGCAATCGCTAGAGAGATTGTTCGTATTGCTTTACAAGCCCCACTTATTAAGATTTTATCTAATGCTGGTGTAGAAGATTGGTGGAATTATATTCCAAGCGAATTAGTCAAAAATAAAATCTATGACGCAAAGAATCATAAAATGGTAGATGCGTTTGAATCAGGCATTATCGATCCAGTCAAAGTTGTTATTACAGCACTTAAGAATGCAACATCAGTGGCAGGAACTATTTTGACGACCGAGTCTGTTGTATTTGAAAAGAAAGAAAAGAATGATAAGTCAGATCCTATGATGGATATGAATATGGGAATGTAATATTTAAAAAACAATAAGTTATGAAAGCAGCTGTAGTAGGTATGCTAAATAATGTAGGTAGTAGCCAAAGCCATCACGGTGGAGGCTATTATCACGTTATGATGAGTATACTAAAATCAGAACACATAGTAGCAGACTTAGATATTAATCCTGACCCTTCAACATGGAATGAGTATGAAAGACTTTATATTCTAGAAGGAGTTAACTATCAAGAGAATGTATTTAATTTTATTGGTGGACCACAACCTGAACACAGAGCTAAGCTTGAAGCTATGGCTAATTACAAAGGTCTAGCTATTGCAGTTAATGTTCCTATTGATCTTAATGTCTTTAATAAAAGATTTAATATTGATCATCAGTTTACTACAATCAATTGTATTGACTTTGCTAGACTACACGCAGATACTATAAAAAAGTTAGTACGAGGCGATTCTCATTCACTTAGTATATGGAGGCCTGGTTTTGGTCTTGATAGAACAGATGGTAAAACTTTATTTGGCTTCTTAAAAGACGCAGACTCTTTAATTGAAGAGTGGAATAGTAAGTATGATGAAGTAGTTTTATACTTTGGCAATATTGATTTGCGCTTTCATTTAATCAGGCAAGATAATCCTAAAGCTGCAGTAGGCGAACTATTTAGACGCTATGTAGAGTTCGCAAAGAAATTAAATAGTGCCACTCTAGTTAATTTGTTACCGGTTGAGCACGAAAGTCGTAAATTACCTGGTACAGGTTTATATCTCAAACAACCTTACTTTGGCACAAGACAAGAAAGAGCGGATTTAAGAGATACTGCAAATAGAATCCTTAATAACTCAGGACTTAAAACACTTCAATGGCCAGATGAATGGGTTGATGAAGATGGAATGAAGATGTTTGAGTATATGGAACCTAAGCAGTCAGTACATTTACGTCCGCGTTATTATATGTTTGCCAGTGAATTCATAAAATAGAGATATCTATTATAGATAGAATCTCTACTGCGAATAGAGGATCTATAATAAACTTATTAGCTCACTAAGACTTAGGATGTTCGCAGCGCCTCTGTTTTTTTGAGCTATTTTTATTTTATGCTAGGAATATATAAAATTACAAGCCCGACTAATAAAATTTATATTGGTCAAAGTAGCAATATAGAGTCAAGAAAATATGGATATCAATTATATGGAGCAATCAACCAACCAAAATTACATAGATCTTTAAAAAAATATGGTTGGGAAAATCATGTGTTTGAAATAGTACATGTATTACCAAAAGATGTAGATCAAAATGTAATAAACACATACGAAGTATTTTATTGGCAGCAATATAAAGACCTAGGATTCAGAATGTTGAATATTAAAGACCCTGGAAGTAGTGGTAAACATAGTATTGAAACAAAGAAAAAGATAGGCGAGTCTTTATTAGGAGAAAAAAATGGAAATTATAAAAGACATTTTTCAAAAGAACATAGAAAAAAGATTGGAGAAAAATCTAAATCAAGATCACAGGACTCAAATAATAAAATAAGGGTCGCGCAATTAGGAAATAAAAGTAGAGTAGGTAAAAATCATAGTGAAGAAACCAAAGATTTATTAAGACAAAAATCTAAAGGAAATAAAAATATGTTAGGAAAATTTCATAGTAATGAAACAAAAGAAAGAATAAGACAAAAAAGTTTAAGAAAAATAGAATGCCCCCATTGTAAAAAAATAGGAGGTATAGGAATAATGAAAAGATGGCATTTTGATTACTGCAAAGATATATTTCATCATAACCAATAATTTTTATACATTTAAATATGACTAAGTTTATAATTAACGAAAAACTTTTAGACGCACTAGATGAATACGACAAACGTAGTTTGTTAATGCAACAACATGGTAGTCTTAAACTTCCTTATGATGGAGACTTACTTGCAGATGTTAATGATGATCTAATCTATCATGTACCTATTTATGATACTGCGCATCGTAGATTTGCAGCGTTCTGTGCTTTTACTGAAGCCATATGGTATAAAGAAAAAGACTTACGAGGAATGGGCAATCACTTTATACAACATAATGTAAAAGATGAGTTCGATTGGTTTATGCTGTTCTATCTATTTAGACTAAGTGGTTCTGGTATTAATTATGTACCTAGATATAAGACAGATCATATCAAGGACATCCTGGGTACGCATGGCTTCGGTAATTTTTGGATTGTGGATTCTATATTGAAAGAAAGATACACATGGCCAGAATGGAAAGAAGACCTTAGGAATCGCATCACGCCTTTTACAGACAATAAAGGATACTTACTTCCACAATTTACTTTTGAAGGTGAGACTAGAGGCCACTTAAGAAGATTTATTCTTGAACACTCAGAAGGTTTAGTTAGACATATTTATGACGCTGTTAATACTAAAAGATTAGACATCTATCAAGTAACAGATATTGGTAATGAATATCTTAATAACGCCGGATTTAAGAGGCAAAACTTTGTATTGACTGCATTTGCTGCTGACTTAGGTGAATATTTTCCTAACATGGTAAATCCTAAAGGTTGGGTATATGCAGGAACAAATGCAGTTCGTTGTATTAAAGCTATCTTTCCTAAAGTTAGTCCTAAAGTAAAAGAGTTCGAGTATATTAATGAAGTACTACAATTCTTGTCTAATAGGTATAACTTGAACCCAATTGATTGTGAAGATAGTAGAGCGTGCGATGTAGTTCGTTATTTCCAAGAATATCAGTCTGAAGATCATATTATTAAAAATAATGGTCGTAGGATGTATAATAATTCAATTCTTAAACAAACATGGGGTCATGACAAGTATTATGACTTCGCAATTAAATTAAAATAAAAAAAACAAAAAAATGAAAAAAAGCGCACTCATAGTAGTTGGTCTACTAGTAATGTTATTTAGTTGTAAGACAAAAACTAAAACAGTTGAAGATCTTAGTAAAATTGTAAAAATTCATGAAGGATCTTTTGCCTTTTGCGGTGCATCTGGAGCAATTCCTACAGGAAAAAAGATTATTGTTCAAGGAGTTGAGTATGATGAAGGATGCGCAATATGCCCTGTATTAGACGGACCATCTATTTCTAATTTAGCAATGAAAGGAATTAGTGGAACTTATGGAAAGTTTAATGTAGATGAAAACTTCCAAACTCCTGATGGAACTAATGGTACAGCATGGTCTTTATTTTGGTATTTTGATTCAACAACTGCAGTACCTCAGTTTAATCCTGAAACTAAAGAGTGGGAATTACTACCCCCAGTAAATCGTGCGTTTGTTGTAAATCTTGATAATCCAAGTACAAGTGAAAGTAATATGTTTGCTATGCCAGGTATTATCTTTGATACTACATCTACAGGTATTGTATTAGCAAAAGTATATGGACCACTTAATGAAGCAGCAGTTCCACTACGTAAAGCTATTCCTGTTACATCTGGAATGACATCTATAACTGCAGCTAAAGAGGGATTCCCTTACCCTGTAGGAACACCAGTTCCTGTTAGTCAATTAAGTAAGGAACTTCAAGAAAAAAAATAAATAAAATACTAATTGATGTTTTTAAACAAAACGACTGATCAATCAAACTTAGACATGTCAGATGGTAGAGACTTAAACTATTATCTTGAAATGACTAAAGACTATAAGCCTGATTTTGACTTCTCAATAAAACAAATCGATGGTTATAATGTAATCGATGATGGAGAGTTTCAATATGGAAGTAAAGCAAAGATGGGCGATTTTATGATCAGCCAAGTAAAAGAAGACACGTTAGTTTATGTTGCTCCAAGAACAGGCTACGCCCCGTATTCATTATCATATCTTGCAAAGAAGTATAATAAGAAACTAGTATTACTTATGCCAGCATCTAAAGAAGCTTCTGAACATCAACTACGTGTTATTGAAGATGGGGCTACGCCAATATTTTTAAAGACTCCTGCTATGCCAACTATAAATGGTTGGGCAAAAGACTTTGCAAAAAAGATCGGAGCAAAATATATACCATTCGGTCTTAAGCACGAACAAGTTGTAGCAGGAGGTATAAAGATATTTCATGAAGCATTTAAAGATAAAAATATAGACGAGTTATGGAGTGTATTCTCAACAGGAGTATTATCTAGAACACTACAAATTGCACTTCCTAACACTAAGTTTAATGCCGTGGCAGTCGCAAGAAATGTACAACCTGGTGAACTTGGTAGAGCTAAATTTTATACCTACCATAAAGAGTTTCTTAAAGACTGTGACATTGATACTCCATTTGATTGTATCAAAACCTATGATGCAAAAGGTTGGGACTATATGAAACGTTATGGTAACTCTGGAAATTGGTTTTGGAATGTAGCAAGAAATATGCCCAAACCTACAATTAAAGCAAGTGATGTAGACTCTCAAAGAGAGTGGGGTGATAAGTCTGATATTATTAAGTACTTAGGACAATAGTTTTACAATCTCCAAAATCTATTATATATTTGACTTATGAAATTAGCTATAGTCGGAAGTCGTAGTTTTAATGATATGCAATTACTTGAATCGATTCTAAACAAGTATAAAGATAAAATATCTACGGTAGTTTCTGGAGGAGCAATAGGTGCCGATACGATGGGAGAAAAATGGGCAATTACTAATAAAATTGCTATTAAGATCTTCAAACCAGAATGGGAAAAGTATGGAAAGTCTGCTGGTATGAGGAGAAACGAGTTAATCATACAAGAGTGTGATATATGTATCGCATTTTGGGACGGAAAATCAAAAGGTACTGCTAATTCGATATTTATATGTGAAAAACTAAATAAAAAAATAGCAATAATTAGATATGATAATTGAAGGCATAAGGTATAACAAGGAAACAGACTCTTTTGATTTTATTTGGAAAGAAGACGTACATGGAGATCTAATTGATTTAAAATTACAGAAGTATAATAAACTACTATCTAAAAAAGATGGTAACAAGGTGTACTACTCGTATAAATTTAATAAAGATGAAACTGGTAAAAATCAAGTTTTAAGAAAAAGCATCAAATATATAGATGATAAAGTCTCTAAAAAAGATGTGGAGTTAATGGTATCTAAAGCCGCAATCAGTTTTAATTCTATAGTCCCTCTATCAAGTTTCGATCTTATAGTTACACCAAGTAGTACATCTAAAGTTCTTGATCTATTAAGAAATTTTTTATCCGCAAAAGCAGGAAGTAACACGATAGTGTCATCGGATCTATTTGTAAAAAACACTATAGACAATATAGAATTAGACGAAGAAAAATTAAATAAGATTGAGAAATCTAAGCAAGATCAAATTAGATCTATACTAAATAAAACGTTTAGCAAAGAAGATTATAAGTTAAGATCTATTCCTCCAAGATATAGAAAGTTTATTTTTAACTTTATAAAATTTAACACCGAATCTGAGAAGCGCGTATTAAACGCTATAGTTAACGGAAAGATTTTAGTGGTAGACGACATACTTACAGAAGGCACCACTATAAAAAACATCATTAAATTACTATATAGTGCAGGTGCTGAAGATATAATATCTTTTGTTTTGTTAACAGACAAGTAATACTTGAAAGTATTATTTTAACGATAACTATCTTTACATTATATTTACAAAAAATAAGTTATGAATATACTACAAGAAGCAAACAAGATCATCTACGAAAGATCTGAAGAAAAGGCGCGTCAATACGGACCAATGCAAGAAGGTATGGAGAAAGCGGCTCAACTAGCATCAGTAATGACTAGTAAAGAAATAACAGCTAAAGACATGTACTTATGCATGATAGCATTAAAGTTATCTAGAGAGTCTTATAATAAAAAATATGACAATTTATTAGACGCTTTAGCTTATATAGCTGCTATGTATGAACACTACAAAGAAGATTATAATAAGACAAAGTAGATAACTTTTTTGACTCTTAGATATTTATAATAAACCTTAATGTACATATATAAAATAACTAATACTATAAATTCAAAGGTCTATATAGGAATGACTACAAAAGATAGTGATAGTTATTTTGGTAGCGGTGTTATTATTTCTAAGGCTATAAAAAAATATGGAAGAGAACACTTTATTAAAGAAATAATAGAGACTTGTGAAAATATAGAGCAGTTGCAAATTAGAGAGCGGTATTGGATATCTTATTATAAGTCAATATTGAATGATAGTTGTTATAATGTTCATGAAGGTGGGAAAGGCGGTGATTGGAAAAAATGGATGTCACATGAAAGATTAGAGCAGATTATGTTAAATTTGAAAAATGGAGGAGTTCAGTTTAAAAAAGGAAAAGTTCCTTGGAACAAAGGCTTAAAATATAGCAATAAAAAAATATCTGATGCGCTAAAAGGTAGAAAGCAAAATTTAAAATCAGTTGAAAAGAGAGCAATTAAATTAACAGGTAAAAAAAGAAATGAAAATCAAAAGAAAAGCATATCGGATAGTCTAAAGAACGTATATAAAGACGGGTTTTCAGAAGAACACAAAAAGAAGCTCTCTCAGTCTCATAAAGGCATAAAAATGACTGAAATAGCTAAACAAAAATTAAGAGTTAAAAAAGACATAGTTATATGTCCTCATTGCAAAAAAGTAGGAGGATCTCCTATAATGCATAGATATCATTTTGATAACTGTAAATTAATAAAAAATAATATACAAAATGAAGATACAAAAGTTATGTCCAGTAAAGACCCCAAATAGAGGCACAGAAGCATCAGCAGGAATTGATTTTTATGTACCTGAGGATTTTGAAACAGTAGTACTAAAGTCAGGTGAATCAGTATTAATCCCTTCAGGCATTAAAGCACAAGTACCTAGAGGCTACGCTCTAGTAGCATTTAATAAATCGGGTGTAGCTGTTAAGCAAGGTCTATCAGTAGGTGCTTGTGTAGTAGACGAAGATTATGAAGGAGAAATACATCTTCACATGATCAATACATCTGATAAAGATCAGACTATTGTAACAGGCCAGAAGTTAGTTCAATTTGTACTAATTCCAGTAGGTTACTTAGATGTGTTAGAAGTAGATGAATTACCAAGTAGAAATACTCAAAGAGGTGCAGGAGGATTTGGTTCAACTGGATTATAAACAATAAACGTATAATATGAAAAAATTACTATTCACATTATTGCTATTACCGTTATTTACACTAGGCCAGGATAAAGTTAAATTTGTTGCTTCTGGTTTAACTTGCTCAATGTGTTCTAAAGCAGTACATAGCTCTCTTTCTAATGATAAATCAATATTAAAGATAGATCCTAATCTACAGACGCAAGAATGGAACTTAGAATATCCTAAAGGTGAGTTTAAAATAGAAGCACTTAAAAAGAAAGTTCAAGATGCTGGGTTTGATATAACTAAAGTATGGTTAAATGGAGAGTTAATATTTGATAGTAGGAAGAAAAAGAAATGAATAAATTAGACAAAGTATTTATTAACATAGCAAAAGAAACTTCTACTCTGTCACACTGCGTTCGATCTAAAGTCGGCGCAGTTTTAGTGAAAGACGGTAACATTATTTCTTTTGGTTATAATGGTACTCCTTCTGGAATGGATAATTCATGTGAGGAAGATAATGTAACTTTTCCCCATGTTATTCATGCAGAAATGAATAGTATCCTTAAAGCTGCTAAGACTGGCAACTCTGTAGATGGCTCCACTTTGTACTTAACACTCAGTCCTTGTTTAGATTGCTCTAAACTTATTCTGCAATCAGCAATTAAAAGAGTTGTATATTTGAATGAGTATCGCAATACTCAAGGTATTGACTTTCTAAAACAATTTATACAAGTAGAACAATATGGACAATAGAATTTATCCGACTCCTACTAGTGCATTTGAAAACTTATTCCATTACATCGTAGATACAGGTGAAGACTTTGCTAATACTAAAGCAAAGTTCAACGCTTCTTTCACTATAGACAATCCAGCAGATAAAGTAATTACAACTCCTAGACGTAAGTTTAACCAAGATTATGCAGAGTATGAATGGGATTGGTATCTTAAAGGAGATAGAGATGCTAAAGAGATTGCAGAACGCGCTAAGATATGGAATCAAATGATGGTACCAGGTACTACAGAAGTAAACTCTAACTATGGATACTTCTGGAATTACAATGATCAACTCAACAAAGTTATCGACGAACTAAAAAGAAATAAAGAAACACGTCGAGCAATTGTTGTACATTACATTATACACGAAATAGATAGATACAAATATGATACACCTTGTAATGACGTACTTAATTTCTACATCAAAGATGGTAAACTACATCTCACAGTCTTTGCTAGATCCATTGATCTTGTGTTTGGTTTCTGTAACGACCAATACACGTTTGCTAAACTAATGGAATTAGTCTCAGAAAAAACTGGCTATCCTGTAGGTCAAATGCATTTTTTTATTACAAATTTGCACATCTATCCAAGACACTACGACATGTTCAAATAAATAAAATAATAAAGGTTATGCTATTTCCAACAAGAGTACCACGAGCACATTTAGAAGAGAGGTTATCTCAACTCCCAAAAAAAACTTATAACCAGTTTATTTGGTGGAGAAGATATCAGCAAAGACAAGTATTACCTGACGCATCAAGCCTATATCATAAAATACTAAATGGTGATTATGATACATCAGACTACTACTATCAAGCAGAGCACGAAAATTATCTACTAGAAGATATTACAAAAGACCTTAAAACCTATGAAGAAAAGTTAGACAAGATAGGTTTGTTCAGGGCTAGATACAAAAAGCTACATGAAGACTTCTTAAGAGAAGAAGAAGAGATCATGAAGAAAATGAAGAAAGACTTTGTTAGAGAACTTAAAATAACAAAAGATCAGTTAGACATTATTATGGAGACTTTTGATGGTACTATATTAGAGCTGTATGAATATGTAAAGTCTATGAGAAGTGAGCACTCAATAGATAATAAGACAATGTCTAAAGTATCTTTTTAAACTGTGTAAAAATATTTTTTTATCATATTTTAAGTTTATATATTTATAAAAAGAATGGTTATGAGTCAACAATTAGCAGATCCCTTTAAAACAAAATTGGAAAACTTAGAGTGGTTATTAAGTCCTATTCGTAAGGCTTATGACACTGTAATGAAACAACTCCCTGAGTTCTTTAAGAATGTATGGAAATTTCGCCGTGAGTTGTGGTCTCATAGATGGTGGGATCATGGATTTACTCTAATGATGTTGAGAAAGTCTATAGAAATACAGGCTGATGGAATGGAAATAAAAGGTTATGAAGTTAAAGAGTCTAAGAATAAGAAGGTTATTAAGATGAGAAGGCTTTGTCAGATCATTGATAACATAGTTGATTCAAACTATATTATGATGGCAGAAGAGGTTCACGGTCAGATCAATTACAAACCACTTAGATTTGTAGAAACAGGAAATGAAGACTTTTATATGCTAGCTGACAATGATACTCCAGAAGAGAAAGATCACCAAAGAAAAGTATATAAAGAAGCGCATAGATTAGAGCAAAAAGAGTGGAAAGAGTTTTGTGAGATTATCCATGGAAAAAAATATAAAGAATATAAAGACTGGGATGGCTCAGACCTTAGATCTTGGTGGGACTAAAACAATATACTATGATTATACTTTACGTAATCGCTTTAATTTTAATAGCTAGCCTAGTATGGCTTTGGGTAGGCGGTATTGACTATATGAAGAAACATCATCCTGATTATAAAGGAGAAGATTTTTTAGAAGAAAAAGAATCAGTAAATAGAGTAGCAGGTAGAGAAGTATATGATGAAAATCTTTACGACGAAATATATTAAGCTACAACAATAATTAGTTATATGACATACGAAGAAAGACGAGACTTACTACTTAAAACAATGATAAAGCAAACAGATCATTGGCTTAAAGAAGATCAATACGCAGACTGGGAAAAGAAGAATAAATCTAAGCATTCTTACACTTTTACACCAAAAAGGTATATGAGGACAAAAGATATTTATAATAAAGAATGTTTAGAGCACTATTATCCTCAACGCTAGTTCTTTTCTTTAGTGTGTCATTAAAGGCACAAGATACAATGAGGTTGGTTCATAAAGAGTACGTTACAGTATTCTCAAAGTCTTTAAAGTACCCTGTGTTAGTTGAATGGTGGGTAACAAAAGAAAAACTGTCTTGTAACAAACCGATTCTAAGACAAGACAAGTTTGCGCCAGACCCGCTTCTAATAGGCCATACTGATTTGGCTAATGATTATATTGGTTCAGGATATGATCGCGGCCATATGGCTCCAGCAGCCGATAATCAATGTTCAGGTCAGGATGCTATGATAGAGTCTTTTTACTTCTCTAACATGGCTCCACAACATGGACAATTAAATAGAGGCGATTGGAAAACTTTGGAGATGCGTACTAGAGAGTTGGCTAAATCTTTAGACTCAGTCAAAGTATGGACAGGTTCAGTAGGAAAAAAAAGAAAGATAGGCAGAGTATCTGTTCCTAATAAGTGCTGGAAGGTTATCTATGTAAAGAGTAAAAAAGAATGGAAAGCTTATATATTCAATAATGATCAGTCTAAATCTGACGGAATTGAAAATAATGAAGTAAAAGTAAAAGAAGTAGAAAAATTAACTAACTTTAAATTTAAAATAAATTAATATGCAAGTTTTGTATTTCACTGCGCCTTGGTGCGTGCCATGTAAGATG